CCCTGACGAGGTCGTGTGGCTGGCCCACAGTTTGGTGGTCGATGCCTGCGTCGACTGATTGAAGCGAATCTGTCCCGATGCTGGCGGCTCGGTGGTGGTGTTGTTGAACTGATATTCTATTGCATTACCGGTCGGGCGGGAAACTTGATAAAGCTCGGTGAAATTCTGATTGGATTTATCGAATGCATTCCGCGCCGGATCGCCGGTGCCGTCGTTCGGTGCCGCACCGATATTGATGATCTGCTGCGTCACGGCATCACCAACCGAAATGATTTCAGCCGCACCGGACTGCCGCGGTAAATCCTGGTGGTGTTGAGCTGGATCACCGCGTCGGAATTCTCGTCGCCGACATCGCAGGAAAAGATTTCGCTGCCGTCCGCGGCGACGATGCGCGCGTCGGTGGCGGTGCCTTGCGCCATCGCGGCGTCTTCCTCGACGATCTCATTGAACTCAAGTTCGCCGTCGATCGCCGGGTCTGCCACCGGCGTCGACAGCCGCAACACGGCAAGCACGCGATCGTCCGAGCGCAACTCGATGCTGCCGCCGTCCATCAATTGGGACAGCGCGTCGAGCATGACGTTGCTCGCGGTTTCAGACAGGTTGATCATCGTAGACCGGGACGAAGTTGCCGTCGGCGTCGCGCTCGATGCGGGTGACCTTGGCTGGCCGCGGCGCCTCGCGCTCGAGCGCGGGCGACTCGTGCAGCATCCGCACCGCGCTCGCGATCTGCTCGGCCAGTTCGGGCGGCACTGTCGTAGCCTCGGCGATGGCATCGCGCACGAACGGGACCATACCTTTTGCCAGTTCGGTGATGTCGTTATCGTCCATCATGCGGCCTCGCGATATACGGCATGCAACGCGCGCGTGAATTGCGCAGCGATGTCCTTGGCGGGAACCGGCGGTGCGGGTGGTGCCTGATCAGCCGCGGCCGGTTGCGGCGGCGGTGCCGGTGGCTTGGCCGGCGCAAACGGATCGTCCTGCGCATCGCGCTTGGCGAGTGCGGCGAGACTGTAGTTTTGTTGCTGCAGATACGGCGACTCGCCGCCGTCGACCGGCTTGAGGTCGAGCTTGCCGCGGCCCTCGTTCGGGGACATGACCCCAGCGCCGACTGCATCGCGGATGGCGGTGACCTGGGTCACACTATCCATGCGCAGCAAATTGTCGGTGTCGAACTCGGTGCCCATGCCGACACCCCAGCCGATGCCGAGCGCGGCGTCCAGCAGTTCTTCTATTTCCTCTATTTGGGCCTGAAGGGCCTGGCTGAAGTATTCCACGTTAAGCGCCTGCACGTTGTTGTACGTCGGCAGCGCGCCGACGCCGACCTTGTACGGCGGCACATGGTAAACCGAGCACACGACCTCGGCCGACCATTTCAGCGACTCGACCATCTGCCCCTCGACGTGGGTCATGGCGACTTTTTCATACTTTGCGCCGGCACTCAGGATTGCCACGCGCCCGAGGTTGGCGCGGGAAAACCGCTGCTCGAATTGCTCCTTGACGCGCTGTTCCTCTACTTCATTGATCTCACCGGGATAGATCAGCATCCCGCCGGGCTGCGAGGCATTTTCAAACAGCAGTGCGGATGTGCGCTGTGCATTGAGGCCGAGCATCGAGGCAAGGCCCGAGGCGAACACCGGCGGCGTCCCGACCAACGGATGAAATAGGCAATTCATCCGGTCATGGATGATCTCGCGCGCGGGCACGGTGAGTTCGCCGATACCAATCAAGTTGTCGCTCGATAGGCGGTAATACACGGCGCCGTCGTCGGACACCAACGGCTGCACCCGCGTCGGGTCGAGCACATGCAAGCTGGTGACAACGTTGCGGTCGTCGCGCACCTTGAGCACGTAGGTATTGCCGCGCGACAGCTTCGACAGCACCCAGCATTCATAGAATTGATTGCGGGTTTGATAATCGTTCGGCCGCCGCAGCACCGGGCTAAACGCCGGGCTGGTCGTTTCCGACCAGATGTCGTCCTTGTCCTTCTCGACGAGCTTGACCCGCAGCTTGGCGATGTCACGCGCGATCAGCGTCTTACAGGCGAAGTCGGCATGAAACGACGATGCCGTGTCGGTATTGATCGCGACGTTCTGCTGCCAGGCACCGGGAAACGGCTCGTGGATGATCGGGTACTGATACCTGTTGCCACCATACGGCAAGGAACTGAGAGCCTTTTGCTTCTCGCCGGTGAACGGGATTGGCAGGCCGAGAATGCGCATCAGGCCACCGTTGCCGTGCTGGCAGTGTCGATCGTCGTGGAGTCATAAGCATTGGTGCCGGTAACGCGGCATTTCACGGTATGGGTCTGGTCGGCGCCCACCAGCGCATAGGCCGAACCCGTGGCACCTGCGATCACCGTATTGGCATCGCGAATCCACTGCCGCGTGACGGTGATGGGTTGCGGAATCCACACCCCGTCACTGCAGGTCAAGTTCTGGCCGACCGTGGCCGTGCCGGTGATGAAAGGGCGCGCCTCGGCATAAGGCCGAGGCGTTCCACGCAGGCGACCGGCCATTACTCTTTGGCCTTTGTCGATCGGGTCTCGTAGCCATGCGGCCCCAATGGCTGGTTGGCCACGATGGTCTTGGTGATGACGGTTTCTCCGCTCTTGTCGTCTTCCTTTTCCTCGACCACGACACCGAGCTTGGCGAGGTCGTTTTCCTCTTGCGTCGGCGTCGGCTGCGATGAATCCATGCGCTTCATCGCCTCCTCGTTTGCTTTCTTGCGCTCGTCGCGCTGCGCCTCCATTGCCTTGACGCCGGGATGGTCTGCATTCTTGGCAGCTTTTGCCATGTGATGGCTCCTGTTATGAGAAAGGAAGCGAGCCGCATTGGCGCGGCTCAGAGTCAGGCGTTATCAATTCCACGTCATGGTTTGCGTCCAGGCAACGACGCCTGTACGCCGCAGACCCCAATTGAGGTCGAGCAACATCCGCACGCCGATCGTGTCGGTCTGCCACAGCGAACGAGCCGGCGTGGCGAGCACACCAGAACCCTGCGCACCCGTTGCAATCGGCAGCGGCGTGGTATCTTCCATGTGCAGCGTGGCCTGGTCGCTGACATCGAACCTCGGCGAATCGCCACTGACGGAAACGAAGTCGGCGGCATCGACGAGCAGCATGGTATCGGCCGCGACGTTGCTGCTGGTGATCACGGGATAGCCTTGCAGCGTACCGCCCGCAATTTCCGACTTGAACGGGAATTCGCCGCCGCCCGCGGTTGCGGGAATCAGCGAAATCGCCAGCGCGTCGGCCGGGTTCATAATCCACACCGGACTGCGGAGATTACCGTTGGTCCCGGTGATCAGCGCAGATGTCAGCGCGCGGATGTCACCGATGACCGCCGCAATGCCGCCGCCGGCCGTGGCCGTGGTAGCAGAGACGCCGGCCTTGAGACCCGCCGGACGAGTTGTCGTCGCCGCGACCGCATCGAGTAGCACCGAGTCAATCGCAACGGAGGTGTCCTCAACGATAGCTTGCCTGATCAGCCCCTCGATCGCGGGGGTGCTGTGCTCGGCGATCTCACGGGTGAATGTAGAAATGCAGGCCATCTTCTTTGGTGTAAACGTAATCGCCGAGAACGCCCCTTGCCGCACGGGAATCGGCGCACCCTGGGCGACGAAACTCCCAGCGATTGTCGGTGTGCTCGCCCGCGTTGGCATGCTGACGATGCCAGCAGTGCCAAACGTGAACTTGCCGCCCTTCGCCGCCAAAGCCGGATAAACCGCGTTCGGCATTAGCGCAGAGAAGAACCCCTGTATCGAGGTCTCGACGAGCTGGCTCGCCCAACCCGAGGTCACGGTATCGGCAGGCACTACCGCCGCCTTGGTGATGAAACCCAGCACCGCGCGGGTCGGTTCGTCGTCGCCATATTCCTGCTTGAGGATTTCGAGCGGCGATTGCTTGGTAAAATGCGCCTTCATTTTGCAGGTCAACGCGCGCCATACATAGTCTTCCGGCGGTGTCCTTTGCGCCGGCACCGCATAGATCGGGGTCAGCCCGCCACGGGCCATGCTGCCCTCGCGCACGGTCTCGATCTTGGTCACCGCTTTTGCCGTCACCGCCTTGGCAGATTCGAGCTTGCGCAACCGGGCCAAGTCCTTGTCGATCGCCTCGACCTCAATGGCAAGTGTGTCGAATGTCTCCTGCTCGGCGGCATCGCTGGTGCGATCCTCGTCGAGCGTCTTCTGCATCACGATTTCCATCTGCGATGCGCTGGCCTGGCGCTTGGCTTCAAGCGCGCTGATTTGCTCTGCAATGGTTTTCATTTTGACGCCCTCCTGGGCGGACTTCCGTTGGGGGATGTCCCGAGGCGCCGGGCGGGTTTGTGGTGCAGCGTTGAGGCCGGACGCGGCCCGCTGCGCAGTGTCGATCGATTTGATCGTCGCAATAGTGGCTTCGGCATTGGCCGGAATCGTTACCGCCGACAGCTCGAGCCAAGACCATTTGGTGAAGCGAATTCCTTTGGTCTCTTTAATGTGTTCATGCTCAATGGCCTTGAAGCCGATCGAAAGGCCCGGCACCAACCCGGCCTTGATCAGCGCCCAGGCGCGATCAATCTCGGCGGTCACGCCCTTGGCGATCTTGGCGACGATCTCGATGCCGCCCTTGCCGACCTTGGCATCGATGACGTGCCCGATCGGCTGACCGGAATCATGCTGCCACAGAAACGGAATAGGCAGTTTGAACTGCGCGCCGCGCGGCTCGACCACGTCTTGCATGCGATCCGCCATTGGCGTTGTCGCCATGCCGGTGATGATGCGCGCGTCGTCGTCCACCGCTTTCACGGTGAGAAGCGAATAGGCCCGGTTCATGGAAAACCTCTTAGGAACTTAGCTGGCCGCTGCGGTGTTGTTGTGCGCAGGCGGGACACCAACGAGGCAACACAATGGGAAACGACCCGAACAAGCCCGACGAACCAAATCCGAATCCGAACCAGCCGAAGCCGCAGCCGCCGCCCCAGCCGCCGCGCTAGGCGAAGAAAAGACGAACCTCGGGCCGCGTTTGTGCCATGGGGTTCGTCGCCATCAATGCCACGCTGTTAAACAACGCCATCAACGGGTCAATCTTTCCGAACCCTGAATCATCTCTCGCAATCCGCATCCCGGTCGGTGTCGGCACAATGCGCGCATTGCCGGCGCACCACGTCATCAACGATTGCCCGCCGTGTTTGAACGATCCGTCTACCAATTTTCTTTCAACGGTCTTAATCGCGCCCATCAGCGAGATGCCCTGGCGGATGCCGGCGAGTAGTTTGTTCTCTTGCGTGACGCCGATTTTTGCGAGGGCATCGACGATGCCGCCGATCCCGATCGCGTCCACGCCGACACCGGCAAGTTTTTTCGCGACTTTAACTTTTTCCACGATTTCTGTGACAGCCGAAATGTCATCCGGCAATTCCTCGACAATGGTTAGATCGCCGTCAGCGACAAACTTATCGTAGAACCCAGTATTAGCTTTGCGCCGCTCTAAGCCCTCCGGGGAAATCAGCGCGTGGGTCCAGCAGAGATGCGCCTTGGTGCCCTTCTCGCGTCCAACCACTGCAATGCCGAGCAGGTCGTCAAGCCCGCCGCCGTCGATGCCCACCACAACCGCTTCCGAGCGCGCAAGTACCGCATCGAGGCTGAGTCCTTCCTCGACGCCGCGGCTCCAGTAGTTGGCACCAGCCCAACCATCGGCACGTAGCGACATCCCCACTTGAACGTTGAAATGCTGCGACGCAATAAGGGCCACCGCAGCCGGCCCGTCTGCGTCGGCTCTCAGAACTTCGCGCGCGAGAAAGTCGGCGTTGGTCGAGCGGCCGAGATTTGGATTGACGAGAGGCCAATATTGTTTTTGCCGCCAACCACCGTCGCGCGCCAATCTATCGGGAAGCTCATACAGCACCGGGAGCAACGGCATGCTGCATTTGCCGTCCCGCACCGAGCGCGCCATTTCCAGTTCGGCGGCAAACACACCCGATGGCGTTGCCTTGCTCTGCGTGGTGGTCTGGAACAAAAACCCGTCCGGTCGTTTCGTCAGGGCGCCGCGGAGCTCGATGAACACATCCGCCGCGTTCGCCTTGCGCGCAAACTGGTGGGTTTCGTCGATCATGGTCCCGACCGCCTTGCTGCCCGAAATCACGTCAGTGTCGGCGGCCTTGATCTGCAGCGTCGCACCCGACTTGCGATGGGTGATGCGGCGCAGATGGTCCTGCAGATGAAACATCGCCGTCAGCGTCGGGTCGAGGCGGATGGTACCGCGCGCTTGTTTGTAGGCAATCGCCGCAATTTCCATGGTCGGGGCAATGAACAGAAATTCCGCCTCCGGCCGCCGGTTGATGATCATTGCAACCAGCATCACGGCACCGCCGTTGCTGGACTTAGAATTTCCTTTAGGGATTAGCTGGAACACCTCGGAAATATGACGGATATTGGTCGCCGGATCGTATGAACCGAATAGGGCACTGACGATAGGAAAGAACCACGGGCCGCAGGCATCCTCCATGGTCGGCGTCCCGATCACATCGGGTAGCCGTAACCGTTTAAACATCCGCAACGCCCGCGCCGCCTCGGCCTCGTACAACGGCAGGTCCGGCACCAGGCTCCTGCCGTCCAGAAGCCGCTCCTCCCAATCAGGGCAGCTCGTATCCCAGTCCTCGACGCCCCCTAGGATGCCTCTGGGAGCCTCTAGGAAGCCCGCTGGGGCGGAATCCTCTGCGGCGGGTACTTCGGGCAGGAATTGCAGCATAGGCTACTGGGCGGCCGCCCTATCGTCAAAATCGAGGTCTCTGGCCCACGGTGTTCCCATGCCAGCCGTCTCGGCATCTTCGGCCCGCTGGTCTTTCTTGCCCTTCGTCGGAGCGTCAGGCATCAACCGGGCGTGACAGTACGGTGCCGCGGCAATCGCCATCTTGTCACGACGTAGTTGTGTGGCATTTGGGTCACGGATAACCGCAAGCATGTAGTCCAGCGGCAACAGTCCGTTGAGCTGTGCTTCCGTGAGAACCTGTAATTGAGGCGTGCGGTTTGCATGCCGCGTCCTTCGGGAGGTTAATTTATTATCCGTCATAGAGAATTTCCTGCTAGCCGGTTGCCTTATTTCACAAAAAAATCTCTGCGTGAC